ATGGAATAGAGGTTGTTTGCTTAATTAATAACGCTGACGACTTTTTAGAGAAACTTGAAGGAGTGACCCACGTTATTTTTAATCGTAATATCTCCGAGCTTATGAAGCCTGAAGAGACTATATTAATTCTAAAGGCAAGAGGTATTAAAGTTATTTGCGATATAGATGACTACTGGGTATTGCCTAAAGGGCATCCTTTGCAGTTATATTACTCTCGTTCTAATATGACTAAGTGTATTCTTGCAAACATTAAATTTGCCGACCAGGTATGGACTACTACAAAGATTTTAGCAGAGAAGATTAGACCCTATAACAAAAACGTAGAGGTAATTAAAAACGCCATTGACCCGAACGAAAAACAATTTGCCTACGAAGACTTATCCTTAAAATTTGACACTTTCTTTTACTCAGGAGGCTCTACACACCTCAAAGATTTAAAGCTATTAGGTAACGCCTTTGACAATGAATATTTAACCGTTAAAAGTCCGAGAGTGCCTAAGCGGATGAGTCCGATACTTCAGCAAGTTAGCAGCATACAAGAATATGCGACAGAGTATCAGCATTGCGGTATATGTATAATACCTTTAAGAGATAACCTATTTAACCGGTGCAAGAGTGAGTTAAAGATGATAGAGGCTGGACACTTTGCAAAGCCAGTAATAGTAAGCAACGTAATGCCATACAACCTACTCGCAACTAATAGCAATAGTTTGAAGGTACACGGCAATGACTGGGCAGCTGCGATTAAGAAAATAAAAGGAAACTATACTATGCAGATAGAGTTAGGGCTAAAGCTAAAAGAAGACGTAAAAGCTAAATATGATATAGTAAAAGAGAACGCAAAAAGACTTCAAACCTTATGAAATATAATATAATAAAACGATACCGAGACGCTGAGAGCGGAGAGGTGTTTAATTTAGGCGAACAGATAGAGCTTAAAGACCAAAAGAGAATCAAAGAACTAAAAGCAAGCGGCTGCATAGAGTCAGTAGCTAAGCGTAAAAAGAAATGAGCGAAGAGCTTGAGCAGCAAATAAGGGTCATAGTTAAGCAGCAAGGCGGAGGTATAAGCCCGCACCTAAGAGCAGAGTTTCAAAAGCTTTGTCAAGATGACTTCGCTTACCGACCTGACATTACTTGCGGTAAGTGTATATATAAACATAGCGTTAAGCTATTTGATAAGTATTTTAAATGAAACTAACAGAGATAAAATCAAACCCAAACAACCCAAGGGTAATAAAAGACCATAAATTCGAGAAGCTAAAAAAGTCTATTAGCGAGTTTCCTAAGATGATGGAACTTAGACCTATGGTTATAAACGAAGATAATATAGTCTTAGGCGGTAATATGCGTTTAAAGGCATTAAAAGACTTAGGATATAAAGAAGTACCTGAAGAGTGGGTAAAGAGAGCCAGCGACCTCACAGAGGAGGAAACAAGGCGTTTTATAATTGCTGACAACGTAGGCTTTGGAGAACACGACTGGGAGATGCTCGCTAACGATTGGGATACTCAAGAGCTTGAGGATTGGGGTTTAGAGGGGTTTCCTTTTGAAGAGGTAACAGAATTAGAGGCAGAAGAAGACGATTACACCGAACCTGATAATATACAAGTAGATGTAGTATTTGGAGACCTGATAGAGATAGGAGAGCATAGGTTAATTTGTGGAGATAGTACGGACTCCGACCAAGTGGCAAAGTTAATGAATGGAAGTAAAGCGGATATGGTATTTACTGACCCGCCGTATGGAGTAAGTTATCAATCTAATATGAGAACTAAAACAGAAAAGTTTGATGTATTAGAAAATGATAATATATTTATTACTGAATGGATTAATAATTTACCATTATTTTCAAAAGGATTTGTATTTGTTTGGACAAGTTGGAAAGTATTAAAACAATGGATTGAATTTTGCGAACCTATCGGAGAATTATCTAATATAATAGTTTGGGATAAAGGCGGTGGAGGAATTGGTGATTTAAAGAAAACCTTTTTAACAGATTTTGAAGTCGCATTGGTTTATCATAGGGGAGCAGAAATAAAAGGTAAAAGACTTGGCAGTGTTTGGAGTATTGGAAAAGATGGAAGTACAAAATATTTGCACCCTACTCAAAAACCAATTCAATTAGCTGCAATGGCAATAGAAAACATTACCAATCAAAATCAATTAATATTAGATTTATTTTTAGGTTCAGGAAGTACAATGGTAGCCTCACAACAACTAAAAAGAAAATGTTATGGTATGGAATTAGACCCTAAATACTGCCAAGTGATAATTGATAGAATGAGCAAACTCGACCCTTCTTTAGAGGTTAAAATTAACGGAGTAGTTTATAATAAGCAGCCTTACTAAACCTTACAATATGAAAATAACAGACGAACAATTTTTTGCAGCACTTAGAGAGTCTGCGGGTTTATACGCAAGAGCAGCAAGGATTATAGAGAAGGAGTACGGAGTAAGTTACACAAGGCAATCGGTTAAAGAGAGAGCAGAGAGACACCCCGAAATACTTAAAGATATAGAGAGCGAGAACCACGATATAGCCGAGGAGGGTTTACACTCTTTAATGAGGTCTAAAAATGAGCGTATCCGTTTTCAGTCGGTGCAGTTTTATCTAAAGACTAAAGGCAAAGATAGAGGCTACGTAGAACGCTCGGAAATACACCAAGAGACTACCTACAAGAGCTTAGATATTAATATAATTGATACTGGCATACCTTTAGCAAGTAGCGAGAAAGATATAGTTGATTAGTACGGGCAACCTATATCGAAGTAACTATAATTCTACTGCGGATATCGTAGTTAATCAAGGTGGAACTTCATCAGGAAAAACTTACGCTATACTCCAAGTGCTATTTAGTAAAGCAATAGCAGACACTTGCACGATTACGGTAGTAGGTCAAGATATACCTAACCTTAAAGTAGGAGCGTTAAGAGACGCCATAGACATCCACAACGCAGACGAGGCTATCAAGCAGCAAGTAACTTTCTATAATCGCTCAGATAGAGTATTTACTTTTAAGAATGGCTCTATTATCGAGTTTAATTCTTACGATAATGAGCAAGACGCAAAGAGCGGTAAAAGAGATTACCTATTCGTTAACGAGGCAAACGGCATACCTTATAACATATTTGAGCAGTTAAGCCTTAGAACTCGTAAGCAAGTCTATCTCGATTATAACCCCGATACAAGCTTCTGGGTACACGACAAAATAATACCTATGCCAAACGCTGAGTTGATTATTTCAGACCATAGACATAACCCTTTTTTAAGCGATAAGATACGCGAGAAGATAGAAGCTCTAAAGGACAAAGATTTAGATTTATGGAAGGTATACGCTCGAGGGCGTACTGGTAAGATAGAGGGTCTAATCTTAAAGAAGTGGTACGTACTAAACGAGAGCTTTGAGGATAAGAACTTAATAGGATTTGGAATAGATTTCGGTTTTACGAACGACCCTACTACGTTAGTAGAGGTAAGGCTGCAAGACGGCGAGTTATGGGTAAAGGAATTAATATACGAGACTGGGCTAACGAACAGAGATATAAGCGATAGAATGGAGGCTTTAGGTATAAGCAAAGGAGCTTTAATAGTGGCAGATAGTGCGGAGCCAAAAAGTATAGAAGAGTTAAGACGTTTACGCTGGACAATAGATGGGGTAAAGAAGGGAGCAGATAGTATTATGTTTGGAATTAACTTACTCAAAGGCTACTCTATTAACGTACATTCGAGCAGTAAAAATTTAATAAAAGAGCTTGAGCAGTATAAGTGGAAAGTAGATCGCAACGGAGATAGTTTAAACGTTCCTATTGATGGCTACAATCACGCAATAGACGCACTCAGGTATTTAATAATGCACAAATTTAGTAAAAAGGGATATGGAACATACAAAGTTATATAAAATGACAGTGGGGCAATACCAGCTAATTAACGAGATAGATAGCACTCTCCCCGTAATGGAGCAAAACATCTACGCAGTAGCAGCTATAAAGGATATAACCTACGAAGAGGCAAGCAAGGTAAAACTAAAAGACTTCGGCTTAATGATGGCAGAGCTTGGGGAGTTTAACGTTAGGCAACTAGAGAAGCTAAAGATTAATAGCACGGTAATTTTAGACGGCAGAGTTTACCACTTAGAACATCGACCCGAAAAACTAACAAGCGGACAACTCTTAGATATAATAAACA